ACCAGCTAAAAAAGGTAACACTGCTGATGCAATTCCAATAGATTTAAAAGGGTTGTCTATTGCATAATCTTTTAATCTTCCAAGATTAGATAAAAAACCTGCTTTACCAAATCCAGTATTGCCAAACATTCTAGCACCACCTAATGCCGAGCCACCACCTAAATAATATCCACCAAGAGCCATTACTGCTGCTTTACCAAAGTCACTTTTTAAAACTTTCCCTGCTGCATCGGCTACACTACCTATTGCTTTACCAACACCTTTAACTATCTTACCTAAAAAATATCCTTGTCTTGGTACAGCATTCATGATGCCGCCCATGTTTCTTGGTACTCTGCCACCTTGATTAAATATATATGAACCTCTTGTTACATCTGCTCCAACATTTTGACCATCACCAAATCTGTAAGTAAATTTTTCTTCTTCACTATCTTCACCCTCATCATCTGGTATGTAGGGTAAATATTCTCCGCCTCCACCGCTACCGCCGCCTTCTATAAAATCAATTTGATCTTGTGTTCTTCCTAGATTTTTTAATCTATACATTTCATCACTAATTTGTTGGTTAGTCATGTTTGGAGCCTTAATACCAAGAACATTGTATTCTGCAGCTTTACCTAAAGTATTTAATACTGTACGTTGTGTGTCAGGTCTAATTTTATCTGCTGCAAGACCTAAAAGTCCATACACCGGTGAGTTAACATCATATAAATTTTTTCTTGTTTTTTCTATTGATGTACCTTTGTTACTTGTTAAGGTATCCATACCTTTTCCTAATTTACTAGTGTCATAACCATAAGCTGTTGCTTTATCTCTATCATAACCTGTTATATTACCTTGTGAATCAAAAGTATAACCTCTCAATTCTGCCATCTGTTGACCAGATAATCCATATATGTCTTCATCCACATACTGTTCTACATTTTGGTATTTTTGAAGTGCTCTTTTTTTTGCTAGATCTAGCATTGCTTTTCTTTGAAGTTTACTATTATATCTTTGAAATGCATTAAGTCTTTTGTTTCTCCCAACCTTTGAGTTAAAAAGTATTTCTTCTTTTGCTTTTTGTCTTGCTGCTGCTGCTGCTGCTTCTGCTCTATTTCTTCTGTATTGTTCTGTTACTGCGTTTTGATTGTCTCTCTCGCCTTGACTAAAACCTTGCATGCCATCTCGAGCACTGTCGTCTCTACCAATTGGTCCACCAGGTCTATTCGGATTAGCCGCCTTATCAAAAGATTGTGTAGAAGCATCCATGCCTCCACCTGCAAAACCTATTCTTTTAATTGCTGTTAAACCAGCCATGACTACATCCCTCTGTTATAGAGACCCATCAAACCACCGTTGGCTGCCATTGCAACTTTTTCTCTCATGTCAACATCAGCTATTCCGCCACCAGGCATTTGTTCCTGCATGTTAACATTCTCACTCATACTCATTTCTGGAGCTTGAGATTGGATTCCTGATTGATCTTGTTGCAACTGTTGTAAAATTTGTTTCCAGATACCACTTTGAAAAAATGCTTCAAAACTAGCAAACTGAACTTTTTGTTCTGGGTCCATTTGTGACCATATTTCTGCCGCAATTTCCATGCCTTGTTGATCTTGACCTTCACCCATTCTAATATCACCCCTATTGTATTTAATGTCAGGTGCTCCAGCTTGTATAGATTCGTTCATTGAAATTTTTTCTTCCATAGTATCTCCTTTTACTTTGTTTTAGCGAATAAATCAAGAGGCGGCATGATAACTTTTACGTCTTGCGCCATCTCTTCTGCTTTGTAACCTTTAATTTCCCAGTCTTTTCTTTCCTTAAAAACCTCTCCAGTTTTTTTGTGTCTGTATGTTTCCTCTACTTTAGCGTTATATAGTTTCATTATGTTGTTACCTCTTTCTTAATGTTTAAATAACTAATAGCTACATCAAACGAATCTGAGCTGCTTGACTGTACTGTAAAGGTTTTACCACCTTCAATTATTAGCGGCTGTGTTAATAATTCTTTAGTTTGATTGGCTGTTAATGCTATTGATTTTATAGCTGTGATACTGTTATTTGTAACTGTCACTGTAGGCGTACCAGCAGATGTAACTAATATTGATTTAATAACTATAGTTTCATTAACTGCAGGAATACCAGCACCTAATGGCGTAAGTGCACTACCCGTTGTGCTGTTATCTATACCTGCAAATTTATATTGGTTTACTACTGCCATTAATCTAAAAAGAAACTTCTAGCTTCTATTTCCTGTTTTAATTCTTCTTGAAATGTTGTGTTAAGTTTCTCAAGAACTGCATCTAAATCTCTAACTAAAGATTGTGCTACATCTTCCTCATACTCTGAGCTTGCTCTAGTTAATGTTTGTACTATCTTAGCCATTACCTTCGTCCTCCAGAATGTATATCTAATCTAAAGGTTCCTAACTTCCAACTAGTATCCACTGCAGTGTTAGATATTGTAAGAGCTATAGCTCTTGCTCTAGCTCGTGTGTCTACTTTTGTAGTGTTGGTCGCCACAGTGAAAGGACCTAATGATGAACTTGCTGCTGTATCGTTTGGATAATCTCTTAGTTCTAATTGTACAATAGCGTCTCCTTGTTGTGCTATAAAATCAGGAATAATTCTACTAACTCTCATAATGTTTTCACCATCACCTCTAAGGTCAGCCATATTTGTAGCTGCTCCTCTTACAACTTTTTGTGTAATATCATAATCACCAGATGTAATGTTAGCTGGAATAGCTGTAGTTGCTCCATCTCTTAATTGATTAACACCTGTTTCGTGTTCGTAATAATATGTAACTCCATCTGTGTTTCCTTGCACATCAAACGAAGTATCTGTGTCTGGATCGTATTGAGTTCCATGAGGTAAACCAAATACAGAAGAATCTTCCCATGTTGTTCTAGGAAATAAACTACTATCATTTGTAAACCATATAGGTCTTTTAGCAGTTGAATCTAAATAACTATAAGTAACTGCTCTGTTAACGTTGTTAGATGTAGCAGATGCATAAAACCAAGTAACCTCACCAAACAAGTTATTGATACCACAATATACTAATTGATTAGATGTAGTGTTAAGATCATCATAAACAAAATCTTCAACCAAACAATCCATAGATTCTAGTTTACCAGTGTATCTAAAAAAACCATTATCAGACATCCAGTACGCAGCACCGTCAACTTCAACAGCTGCATTTTGTCCAATCAATCCACAGTTAGTACCTACTTGTTCAAAGGCAAATGTAAAAGGTGTTCCAACAAAACGCATAGTAAATAAAGAAGTATCAGTCCAAATATAAATTGCATTTCTACCTAATTTACCACCCATGATCCGTGATCCGGCGGCCAGTCTTTGTGTACCAGCACTATTCTCAGCCGTAGGTGTATAATCTGTAATGTCTTCTTGAGAAGAAAATCTAATAAACATATCGTCTTGTGTATCTTTATCTCCAATAGTTGTTTCGGTTCCAAAAAAAACTAAGTGACGATCAGGAGTTGATACTAACATATCACGTGACGCTGTTGGTGCACCAGATATAATTGTAGCTCTTGTTGCTGTTGCATTAGATGCATCACCGTCCCATTGAAAACATTCATTGTTGTGTATTAATGCAATAAGAGTTGATCCTAAATTGTCCAAAGACCATAAACCTGGATCTATTACAGAATCTGAGTTTACTGCAGCAGAACCCCATCCTGTCCAATTAGATGTATTGGTAACAGTTGCTCCACTAGAGTGAGATGCGTTTGAAGTCCCTCTAACATTTCTAGTAATACCAGTTAAATTATTTCCTGCCACACCTGTGTAAGAAATTTCTTCTGAGTCTACTTGAATAAAGTTAGTACCGGTAGTTGGAAATCCTGATGTAGAAGTTAATGTAATATCTGTTCCGGACCCACCTGTACCAAAAGCATTAGCACTTAGTGATCCGTTTAATGTTGTTGTTGCAACCCCTAATACTTCTCCACCCCATAAAGGTATTCCCCAACCAAAAGCACCAAGTTGTTCTGCAGGTCCAACATGATAGTATCTAAAATATGTAATAGCTCCAGAAGTAGATGCTCCACTACCTGTTTCATTACTAGGCATTGTGATTGTAAAATTATTTCCATCTATGATAGATGTAACCATAAATTTTTTATCAGCAAAATCAGAAGCTCCAAAATTAGAATTAGTGATAGCACTAAATGTAGTCGCATCACCAAATAAAACTATGTCTCCTGCTACAAAACCATTTGAATTTGCGGTTATAGTAACTGTAGGTGATCCATTGGATGTGCTAAACGCACTTGTAATTGCTGTTCCTGATGGATTAACTAAAGGGTGTATGTCATAATAAACACCACCAGAATACACATATAAAATTCTATTAGTTCCTATTGCTGCAAATTTAGTAGACTCTTTATTTACAAAATGGTGCAAACCTCTAGCTGCACCTGTTAATTTATCTTGTCCTAATTGAGACCAACCACCTATCTTTTCAGGTGTACCATATCTAAAACGTACATTCTCCCCATCTGTCCACTGAGATTCAGCGCCGGTAGGTGTAACTTGTTTATTAAATCCTGGTAAAAATCCTAATTTTTGTAACATAAAAAGCCTTTGAAATATATAAATTATACTATATATTAGTTTTATATAGAATGAAAGTCACAAATGAGCAGGATATTAGGCATAAATATTTCACATAATGTTTCTTTTGCATTGTTTGAAGATGGTGTTTTAAAAGAATTTTATGAAGAAGATAGATTTAACAAAATTAAAAACTATCAACCACAGGAAAATGAACAGGCTATTTATGACTATGAATATCAAGTTTTAAAAAAATTTAAAGATATTACATTTGATGTCATAGTGTTTGCATCTTTTGATAGGAGTCATTTACAAATAGAAATGCCTATTATTAATCACGTATTAAAACAAGTTAAATATAAAAAATATTTTTTTGATATAAAAAATCATCACATTTATCATGCTCTTTGTGGTTATTACTTTTGTAACTTTGATGAAGCAATAGCATTAGTATCTGATGGAGGAGGTGAAACAGAAATTAATTTAGATTTTAAAGTTCTTCAAAGTATATTTTTAATAAATAAAAAAGAGATAGTTAACAAATATAAATTTGTTTCCAATAAATGTACAGATTATTTTAAAAACTTTGTGCCGGTGCAAATAGAAACTAAACGTAATAATGTAGATTTTACTCTTTCAAATCAAACTAAGGCAGGTTTTACATATCGTAATTATGTAGAACTATCTGGTTTTGAAGGGTACGCTGATGGTCAATTAATGGGTATTGCAGCTTACAAAGATAAAGGAACTGATTTAGATAAAAATGTTTTAGAAATTGCTAACAAAGCACAAGAAGAAACTTTTCAAGATGTGGTAGAGTTATTAGAAAGATCTAAACAATATAGTAATTGTAAAAATATAATACTGTCAGGAGGCTATCATTTAAATTGTTCTAACAATTTTAAACTTGTAAAAAAATACCCTGAATATACTTTTTTTGTAGATCCCATACCATATGATGCAGGTACCGCAGTAGGAGGAGTAGTTTATTATGAAAATTATTTATAAAAAAGAAGAAGCTGTAGATTTACTTTTAGACCAACAAGTGGTTGCTATCTTTCAAGGTCACTCTGAATGGGGGGCACGTGCATTAGGTAATCGTTCTATGTTATTTGATCCAAGAAATAAAAATGCAAAAAGCATAGTTAACAAAATAAAAGGTAGACAATGGTGGAGGCCGACAGCTGCTACGATACTATATGAACATCGACATGATTATTTAGATATGCATACGTTAGATGAATCACCATACATGACATTTGCAATTGATGCTAAACAAAAAGCAATTGATGAAGTTCCAGCATGTGTGCACATAGATAATACATGTAGATTTCAAACATTAAAACGAGAACAAAATCCTAATTACTATGATTTAATAAAATTATTTTATGACAAAACAAGTGTTCCTCTTTTACTTAATACATCTTTTAATTTAAAAGGTTGGCCTATAGTTGAAACATTTTCTGATGCTGTGTTGACTTTACAAAATAGTGATATAAGTTACTTATATAAACAATGAGAAAGGATTTATAAAAAACATGTCTAAAAAAGATAGAACTATAAACTATAATTATTTTCATTGGGGTCCTTTTTTATACTCATCGACTCTAACTACAAAAGAAATAAATAGTATAAAAAAATTATGTAGTAAAAAAAACAATGATTACAGACAACATTTAGCTGGTATAATAAATCAGGAACATCAAATAGATTGTAAAAAATTATTTCCAATTGTAATTCCATACATACAGAGTTATGTAAATGCCTATGCTGAACATTATCAAGGAAGATTTTCAGGAAATAAAGTAGAATTAATTCAAGCTTGGGTTAACTACATGGTCAAAGGTGAATGTAATCCTTTGCACACACATGACGATGATTTATCTTTTGTGTTATATACACAAGTTCCAAAAAAATTAGTAAAAGAATTTGAAAATCATATTGGAAATACAAGACCTGGTTTAATAAATTTTGTGTATTCGTTAGGATCTAGCAAATTATCTCTTAATGAACATTCTTTTATTCCTAAAGTTGGAGATATTTTTATTTTTCCTGCAAATCTACACCACTACGTAAATACTTTTAGATCCGACGGAGAAAGAATATCTGTATCAGGTAATATAAAATTAAAAAATGATTAAAGTAGACAACATATTTCCAAATCTTATAGCAGTAAAAAATTTAAACTTATCTAATTTTAAGATAACTGGTAAAAAATTTAAAAAAACTTTTGAATCAAATGTTAAAACTACTTTAAATGGAGATACTTTATTAGATGAAAAATCAATAAACTATCTTAATTTAGAATTAAAAAATATATTAAGTCATCTTTTAAAACCTTATTGTAAAAATTTTGTATTTAACGTAACCAAAATTTGGATTAATAAATATGAAAAAAATGATTATCAAGGTGCTCACATACACGGAAGCGATTTTTCTTTTATAATTTATTATAAAGGAAATTCTAATACTGTATTTAACTCACCTTCAAAAAATATTTTACAATGTTTTGATGAGGTTATATTTGACATTTCTTATGAACCTAATTTAAAACAAAACGATATAATAGTTTTTCCCTCTTATTTAGAACATTGGGTTAGACCTAATTCTAATACTACTACTGTTTCAGGAAACATAAAAGTAATAAATAAAAATTAAATGATCAGTTTTATAAATAAAAATAATAAATTAAACGAAGTTAAAAATAGTTTAACTATTACTTATCCTAGAACCGTAAATATAATGTATGGAAATTATCCATACTCTGACGTGGTTCACAATTTTATATTAGACATAAAAAATAATTTAGATTCTAAAATGGAAAATTATACTAATGTAAAAGGAGGAATGACTAAGTGGGATCATTTTGTAAACAACAATAATTTTCAAAGTTTTCTTGCTTACTTAATAAATACTCATCAGAATAACTATCCAGATGTATTTAAATATTTTTTGGAAAGAAAAACAGTTGAGGAAGCTTGGGGCAATGAAATAAAAAAAGGGGATAGATTAAACTATCATGTTCATCCTTGTTGGCATGGAATTTTATATTTAACAAAAGGTTCTAATTTAGTTTTACCTGAATTAAATATACAAATAACCCCTGAACCTGGAGATTATTACATATTTCCACCATACATATCGCACGGTTTTGATACACATCAAGAAGAAGCGAATAGATATAGTTTAATATTTAATATTACACATAGTAATCAATCATTTAAATTTGAAGAAAAGGAGAATTTTTTATATGACAGACAAGACAGTTAGTTTTAATAATTTTATTGGTGTCTATGACGGTTACATTACAGAACAAGAATGTGACAGAGCAATCAAATTATTTGAAGACCAGAATAAATTTAATAATACTCTTAATAGACTACATTCAGAACAAACCTCTGTATTAAAAAAACAAGACCAACAATTATTTACTGGAGCAGGTAATATGGAGATGTGGTGGGAAGAATTAAAATCAATGATAGTTAATTTTGATTTAGCATGGAATCATTACATAGAGAATACAGGAGCTAAAGATGGTTATGGAAAAGATAAATTTTATTATACAAACTTAAAAATTCAAAAAACACTTCCTACTGAAGGATACCATGTTTGGCATGTAGAGCATGGTGAAAATTATATAGATGCTATTAGAGCTTTTGTTTATACTATATATTTAAACGATGTAGAAGAAGGTGGAGAAACAGAATTTTTACATTTTTCAAAAAGAGTAAAACCTAAAAAAGGTAGAATAGTTATATGGCCAGCAGGATTTCCTTATTTACATAGAGGTAATCCACCGTTATCTGGTGATGGTAAATATATATTAACTTCATGGATGAACTTAAAATAATGAACCACTTAGAAGCAATTGTTGAAATAAAAAATATAGTTTGTCCTAAATTTACAGATAAAATTATACCTCTAATAGATCATAAATCAAAAAAAAATTTAAGTATTAGATCGGGTGTAGATAAAAACGTTAGAAATGTTAAAGGCTATCATTTAAACTTTGATACCCCTACAGATATGTTTTATTGGAACTATATTAAAAAAGAAATAGAAAGACTTTATATTTTTTATAAAAGTAAATTTCCTTTAATGGATAGTATTAAAATTAATCAAATTGATTTATTAAAATATTTGCCTGGTGGAAAATATGAAATTCATACAGATCATTTTACTAACTCTCCTAGACATTTAAGTATTATTATAAATTTAAATGATAGCTATGAAGGAGGTGATTTAATTTTTACAGATCAAAAAGAAAAAGAAATTAAAAGACTAAAACTTAACAAAGGATCTATTGTATTTTTCCCTAGTAATTTTATGTATCCACATAGTATTCAACCTATTACGAAAGGAACAAGGTATAGTATAGTTGCATGGCTGCAGTAAATTATAAAGTAATTAAAAATTTTTTTAATCAAGACGAATTAAATGTTCTTCAAAAATATTGTTATAAAAAATTAGATCAAAATTCAGATTATGAATTATATGATAAAATTTTTTCCCCTTCATGGTATGATGATTGTTTAATGAATTCTGTGTTAGAAACAAAGCTACCTTTAGTTGAATTAAACTCAAATTTAAAATTATTTCCAACTTACACTTATTGGAGATATTATGTATTTGGAGCTACATTACTTAATCATGTAGATAGACCCTCTTGTGAAATATCTATAACTGCTTGTATAAAAAAATATGATAATTGGCCTTTAATTATAGAAAAAGAAACAATTGAATTAGAAGAAGGAGACGGTTTATTGTATGCAGGTTGTGATCACAAACATGGAAGACCTGGTATTTATAAAGGTGAAGGCATGGCTCAAG